AACTACTCCGCCGCATCATCCCCAGATACGTCAACAGACCACACATCCAAGTAATATCAGACAACCTAGAAAAAATACGCACCAAACAAATAGACCGCCTACTCATCACAACACCACCACAAGTAGGAAAAACCGTAACAGCAGTAGTCGGAGCATCCTACTGGTGGCTAGCCAACAACCCAACAGACCGAATCATCATCGGCTCATATGGAGACCAGCTAGCAGTAGACCGTGGCCGAGACGTCCGAACCCTCATCCGCGCAACCGGCAACCGCTACAACCTCGCACTCGCACACGGATCAGCCTCAGTACAAGACTGGCGCCTCGAAACCGGGGGAGGCATACGATCCGTCGGTGTTGGATCAGGTATCGCGGGAACCCCCGGGGACCTGGTAATCATCGATGATCCACACAAAAACCGGCAGGAAACCGAATCAGCCACCTACCGCAATACCGTCTACAGCTGGTACATCGCCGACATTCTGAGTCGAGTGGCACCAGACGCGCCCGTGATCCTGGTCATGACCAGGTGGCACCTAGATGACCTAGCTGGAAGAGTCATCCGGGATGAGGGCACAACAGATGAAGGTGGTCGCTGGCATATCGTCCGCATGCCAGCGCTATGTGATGATCCCGAACATGATCCACTAGGACGCGCCTACGGCGAACCCCTCACCCACCCAAAAATAGACATAGAAGATGTCGAGCGGGCTATGCGCCACTGGGAAGGGAAACGAGCATCATGCGCCTCAGCCATACGTGAATGGTTCTCGCTCTACATGTGCGATCCGAAACCCAGTGAAGGCGCACTCGTCACCTATGACCTGATGAAATCCAGACACCACCACCAAAACCAGCCACGAGTAAAGCGCACTGCCGTAGCGGTAGACCCATCAGGTGGCGGACGTGACACCGCTGGAATCGTCGGCGGATACCTCGGCATCGATGATCGACTCTACATCACCCACGATCGATCAAAATCCATGCCAACTCACGAGTGGTCCAAAGAGGCATGCCGGCTGGCCGCTGAAATCGACGCGAGCATCATCATCTTTGAGAAGAACTTCGGTGGCGACATGGCGGGTCGATCTATCAGAACCGCATGGTCCGCTCTCCAGCTCGAAGAAACAAACAAGATCAAAGCCGGGATCATGGAAGCGGAACCCAACATCGGAGCACGTGACCTAGAACGGCGCGTCCAAAAAGCTGAGCTCACCTACGGTCACTGCCCACAGATACGTGAAGTGGTAGCGAGGAAGAGTAAAACCCTACGGGCTGAGCCCGTGGCGCAACTTCTCATGGAGGACCGAGTTAGGTTAGGTGCATACCTACCAGATTTGGAGAGTGAATGGTGCACCTGGCAGGGTTCCGGGGACTCCCCCGGAAGAATCGACGCATCAGTATATCTCGCCTACGCTCTGCTACCAAAAATAGCAACGCAGGGAAACAAGTCAGCGGCACCGACCGGTACGCTTCCAACAACGCATTTTGGAACTTCCAACAGAATTCCAAAGCTAGGCTAGGAGAAACATGTCGTACCCGCTCGGACGAATCGTCAACCACGATCCACAATCGAAGATGTACCCACATGAACTACCAGTAGACGTATGGATACGAGATGTAACCTGGCAGCGTTACTCTCCGATCATTGATCAGGGAAACCTCGGCTGCTGCACGGGCGCTGCCATGGCAGGCTGGTTGGGATGCGCCCCGCACGTACAGAACGTCGAGCAAGCCAACGGCTTTGATCTCGAATACGCTCACAAGCTGTACAGTAGAGCGACACACATCGATCCATTCCCTGGCTACTGGCCACCCGACGACACCGGTTCCAGCGGTCTAGCCGTAGCCAAAGCAGCCAAAGAGTTCAAGAACATCAGCAGCTACAGGTGGGCTTTCTCGGTAGATGGGCTGGTCAAAGCCCTCCAATCAGGGCCGGTAATCATCGGGATTCCCTGGTATGAGGGCATGTTCACCCCTGATCGGGATGGGCGTATCTGGCCTACCGGTGCTGTGGCTGGTGGTCATGAGGTTCTCATCCGTGGTCTGATCGGACGTGATTTGATCTTGTCCAATAGTTGGGGTACCGGCTGGGGTATGCGTGGTGAGGCGTTCCTACCGTTGGATGTTTGGGCAACGCTTCGTAAGCAGCAGGCTGATGTAACCATTCCAGTCATCTAACACGCTTGCACGGTTGCGTAGAGACGTGTATAGTTGTTGACTAGCCCTACACACAGTCAGGCCCCTAGGTTGCTGATCCACCTAGGGGCCTAACCGCGCTTCAACGCAGACAGATACTCTCACCTAGGCTCTGCTACTGGCAAGCTAGGACGGACCCCGTACGGCATAGCCTTCAACGTCCGCATAGTCCGCATATGATGAGTATCAACCAGGCGAACCACCAACCCACAGTTGACACACACATGCCCCCCCAAGTCCACTACCGGCAGTATGCACGTGCAAGTAGCATGAGCATCCCTTGCCATCATGCACTCAGCGTGATACATACCCCGCTCACCCATCCACCACGGAACATCCGGCTTATCCCAACCACACGTATTCACCGGAGACTCGGAACTACTACCCCCATCACACCAGGCACACTTCGTCAACCAACGTCGCCTAAGGCGCTGCCAAACCATGATCTTCACATGCCAGTGCCACACGTGCCACTTCATCCGGTGCCACTTGCAGATCCTGCCAGCGTCGTTTTTCCCTGGTTCGACGTGCCAGACGCTGAGCAGATTGGGAATATCAAACAGCAACGCATGTGGATCATGCATAGGTCACACCAAATCCGGCCTATGATCAACACATGGTTTCACCGGCCACTATCGTCATATACATGCTGGCAGTCGCCAGGATAACCACCCTGATCACACATGATCAGATCACCCTACCCGCCAGGCAATGGGCGATCAGCCGATTCGATCCCTATAAGCGTGTCCACAGGTGGATTGTTTACCTACTAGGTGAACCCGATGGGGACGCAACTGGGTGTCCATGGTGTGTGTCCATTTGGGTAGCGTTTTTGATGCTCCCAACATTGATCTTATGGCAATATGCCTGTATGCCATTCATAGCCCTAGCCGCATCTCAGGTTACGGGCATGACCTTTAAATGGGGTCGCTCATGAAACTACGCAAAAGCGATATGCGGCAACTGGGCGTAGCCGACCCCAGCATAGCCGCACAAATCGAACAACTGTTCTACCCACCAGTCATCTGGAAATTTCGCCAACACACCCGCACCAAACTCAACCAACTCACCACACAATCAGCACGAAACCTCACCAAAACCGGAGCCATAACAGCAGCAGTCAGCCGCTACACCATGGACGGCAGCTGGAAAAACTACAGCTTCGGTGACAGAGCATGGCAAACCGACGCATGGCGCCTCTACGACATCACCGGACAACTAAGGTTCATCGCCAACTGGGTAGGAAACTCCATCGGCCGATGCGACCTATACGTAGCAGACGCACTAGCCAACGGCGTAGCCGGTGAACCAGTAGAAGACCCAGAGATCGCTGACCTAGCGAACGTTCCCCTGGGCACCGGTGACACCCGCGCAGAGAACCTACGCCTCGCAGGAATCGACATGTTTGTATGCGGAGAAGCATACATCGTAGCCGAAACCGGAACAAACAATGACACATGGTGGGTAGTCACCAACAGTCAAATCAACAAACAAGGCAAAAAAATACTCATAAGCCGCCCACCAACACAAGGCGGAACACTCGAATACAAAGACGGAAAAGACCTAATCCTACGAATCTGGACACAACACCCAAGAGACACAAACCAACCAGACTCATCAGTACGCGCAGCAATACCAGACCTCAGAGAACTCGAAGCACTCAGAAAACGCGTATTCGCCGAACTAGACAGCCGCCTAGCCGGAGCAGGACTACTCGCCCTACCAGACACAATGGACCTACCCCACGGAGACGACGAACCAGCAGGCGCCGAAGGATTCTCCGCCCTCCTAGGGCGTATCATGTCCCAATCACTACAAGACCGATCCAGCGCCGCATCCATGGTCCCCATCATCACCACAGGTGCAGCAGAAGACATAGAAAAAATCCGACACATCACCTTCTGGTCAGAACTATCAACACAAATACCAGAACTCAGACAAAGTGCACTCGCCAGTCTCGCACAGTCACTGGATGTTCCACCCGAAGTGATGATGGGAATCGGATCAAGTACAAATCATTGGAATGCATGGGCAATTAGCCGAGAAGCAGTCCAAATACACATAAAGCCCATACTGACCCGCATAGCGGCAGCCCTCACAGAAGGCTACCTCAAACCAGCCCTCGAAGCCATGGGCCTAGACCCAACCAAATACTGCTTCACATTCAACACCGCACCCCTCACCATCAACCCAGACCGCTCACAAGACGCACTCGGCATGCACGACCGCCTACTCATCTCAGACCAGGTCGCCCGAGAATCCTCATCCTGGGAAGAAACCACCCAACCCACCCAAGACGAACGCGCCCGTCGCCTAACAGAAAAACTCCTACTCACCAACCCAGACGCGGTACTAAACGACCCGGCCCTACGCGAACTCATCGGTCTACCAGCTGGCACCGGAACCGTAGCGGCCACCAGCGGCACAGCACCGGAACCCGCACCGGAATCCACACCGGTTGAAGGCCCGCCCGAGGAACCAGCCACCACTGAACCCAACCAAGTGGCATCCTTGGTAGAGGTGGCATCCCGACGGTACATGTCCCTGGCCGGGGCGAAGCTGGTACCGCACCGTGAACGGCCGGCTATGCCAAAGTGGCAGCTACACACAATCCACGGTCCAACAGATAAGGCCGATCTGCTGGTGCCCGTGACATGGCGAGATGAGTTCGCTGGTCTAGGCATAGATCATCTACTGCCAGCGGTTGAGCGGCACTGCATGACACTCCTATATCAGGGTGCGCGCCTGGAACCATGGATGGTGACCGATGCCTAGCGCTGTAGAGGATCCGTGGGATGGTGAAGGCGTCGATCCGTGGCTACCCAGGCAGCTTGCCGATGAGTTGGACGCTGACGTTGCTGAGAGTAGTTTTCGGTTGATGCTCGCCGATGGATTGGCCCGCTGGTTGAAGGCGGTGTCTGGTGCGGTACTTGGGCAGGCGATACCAGACGTCCATGCGCTGTACACCAAGGACCAGGTGTGGCGTGATGTTGTTGGTGGACTGGTTGACGGTCCGTTGAAAACCTCAATGGTCAACATGTACACGGATCTGCTCGGTAAGGGTGACTGGGAGAAACGAGCCATGGTCACTCAGCAGCTCGCTGAGGCTACGAATCGTATGCTGCGCTTCCCGGACACGGTGTTTGAGATGCTCACCAGTGAGAAGACTCGTATCACTCAATCCGGGGGGAGTGTGCGGGATGTTGTGGCTGGTCTGTCCGTGTTCCTGGGTTCGGGTGAGAAGCGATGGGATGTCAAGGCAAATCTGATAACGCGTACCGAGGTTTTGTCTGCGTTGAACGCGGGTCGGTTCGACGCGATCAAGATCATTGGTGAGGATGGTCCTGGCCAGCTATATCACATGTGGTTGTCAATGCATGACGAGTTTGTGAGGTCATCTCATATGATCGCTCATGGACAAATAGTACCAATTGGGCAAACGTTCGAAGTTGGATTCGACCTGCTCCGCTTCCCATGTGATCCACTAGGAAGCACAGAAGAAACGATCAACTGCCGGTGCCGAACCATCCAAGTTGACAAAAATGGCAGAAGCGTACAGAAAGGCTGATCATGGCAGACGATGTTTGGCGCGGCATGCTCGCACCCCTAGACGTACCAACCGGAGACAAGCGCCGGTTCTTGTCTTCCGGAGTCACCTCCCGTGATCTACCCCTGCCGCTCAAGTGGCAACGGGTTGACGCTGAGGGCCACGAGGATTCAGTCATCGTGGGATCAATGGACGAGATCAACTACGGTACCGTTCAGCAGGCGATCGACGGTGGATGGATTGATGCCAAGTGCATCAAAAAAGGCATGAGCGCTGACCTCATGGGAGCATGGGGTATCGGCAGATTCTTCCAGGTGAACAAGGATGAGATGCCACGTCTCTACGAAGATGTGGCCGAAGCTATCCTACTCAGTCAGCAAAGCGTTGTCGGACCGTCAGTTGATCCTGGCAGTTATGAGTACGTGCTAGCCCGTGCGGGCAGTGATGAACCTCTGAGCGATGAAGACCTTGACGAGATCATGTACGAGGATCCCGACGTTGAGATTGAGATCGAGCTGCTGTTCACCGCGTACGAGATTGCAGCCGCTACTCTGGTGAGCATTCCGGCCTTCGCGGAGTGCCGCCCGTTTGAGGTGATCAGCGCTGGCAGCATGGTGTTGACTGCTGCTATCCGCTCGGACGGTTGGGATTCCATGCCTCTCGCCGCTCGTGATCTTGAGTGGGATGGGACTCAAGCTGACCGTAACGTCTCAAGCTGGGCTGATCTCGACAGTGATAATCCAGACTGGGAACGCTACGCATCAGCATTCCTCTACCAGGATGATCAGGCTAACCCAGAAACTAAGGGAGCCTACGGTTTCCAGATCGCTGATCTGATCGACGACCAACTCACCATCGTCCCCCGCGCAGTCTTCACCGTCGCTGAGGTGCTGCAGGGATCAATGGGAGGAACCAACATCCCACAAGCCGATCAAGACGCTATGAAGGGCGTGGTTGAGAAGCTGTACAAGCGTATGGCCGATGAGTTCGATGATCCAAACATCGTCGCGCCGTGGGTGAGCGAGACAGCATCGATCAGTTTCGCAGAAGCGCACGTCTTCAACGGTGCTCTGTTCACCAAACCGGAACTGTCGAGGATCACTCCGATCACTGTTACCGACGATGGCCACGTCTTTGGTCACGTCGCGACCCACGATACTTGCCATGTTGGGATGCGGGATGCTTGCACTACAGCGCCGGTTGATGATGATGGTTACCGGATGTTCCACAGGTACCAGGTTCCTGGGGTGGAGCAGCCGGTTGGGCGGATCACTGTTGGTCATGGGCAGCACCAGTGCTCATGCCGTCAGTGCGGGGGTCGTAATGATGATCATGCGTGCTTGAAGTTGTCGGCTGGTGGTGCTATCGCGCATCATGATCAGTTGTCAACGGTGGCTTGGGTATGCGCGGGTGAAGACGAGGATCTTAACGCCATATGGGTATCAGGTGTGATCAACCCAGAAGCCAGCATCGATGACATCGGCGTACTTACCCGCCGTAAAGTCTCTGGTGACTGGCGACCCGTTGGCGGACAGACCACCCTAGTCGAGGTTCTAGCACTGTCTCGGGAGGAGCCAGGCTTTCCCCTGCCACGAGTACGGCTTAGCGGCTCAGGTATCCATGCGCTGACAGCCGCTGGAACGGTCCGGCCTATGGTCGATGAGGATCCTTCCGATCCTATCGACTACGAGCGGTTGGCAAGCCTGGTAGCAGATAAGATCAACTCTAAGATGGCAATCCAACCAGCCGAACCCGAACCGACACCCGAACCCGAACCGGTTGCCGATGTGCAGCTCGAAGAGAACATTGCAGCAGCTCTGGCCGAAGTGTTCAGCGCGGTCGACAACGCACTAACCGAATCGATCATATGCGACCTGAAAGGAATCTGACATGTGCTGCGGACAAAGGTCAGTACCGCTAGTCCCCGCTACAGCGGCCGAACCATCCACCACATGGGTTGTGAAGGACGCTGCTGGCACTGAGGTGGCGACCATGCCCCGTGAGATAGCGGCCAAACTCAAGGCTGCCCGTATCGGTGGTAGCGTGGAAAAGCGTATTGCTTGAGGATCTGTTGGGGCTAGAGCGAGTCTCTAGCCCCTACTGTTAGGTGGGGGCAGTTGACAACCGTCAAGATCATAATTCCGTGGCGTGAGGGCTGCCCAAACCGAGAAGCAAACCTCGGCGCCGTCAAACACTGGTGGACCGAACACTACCCAGACTGGCCTGTGCACCTAGGCCACTGGGGACCTGAGAAAGGATCGTGGCGTAAAGGCTGCGCTGTCAGACGAGCCATGGACACATCAGAGCCGACTGACGTTGTGGTGGTAGCCGACGCAGATGTGATCATTCCAGGCGTGTACCAGGCGATTGAAGCACTGGAAACCAGCCGGTACGAGTGGGCCATCCCGCAACGCACGGTCTACCGACTCACCCCTGACGCGACTAGCCTCGTGGTCCAGGGGAAGATGCGACTACCAGCAGTAGTAGATGATCCGCGTAAGTATGCTGGCCTAGCTGAGACGTATATATGCTCGGCTGGTGGTGGAGCTGTTGTCCTCACCAGTGAGGCGCTGTCTCGTTGCCCGATGGATCCTAGGTTCGCGGGATACGGGCAGGAAGATCATTCTTGGGGTAGGGCACTGTACATGCTTGCTGGTGCTCCGCATCAGGTGGTCAGTCCGTTGTGGCACCTCTGGCACGCTCCACAACCACGACTCAGGGTAGGTGACTCGATCAGTAGGGGAATCGGATCGTTAGAGAGTTTGCGGTTGTGGACGCGGTATCGGATCGCTACGACTAGGCCGCTAATGGAAGCACTCATAGAGGAAGCCAGGAGCTATGGAGCCGACGCAGATTGAGTTTCAGATCCACTCGGGTGGAACATCAATCAACATTGAAGGAACGGCCAACAGCCCGGCTGAGCTTATTGCGATTGTGGCTCGGATCATGAGCCTGTCTGCTGCTCAGGTTACGGAGCTGCCTTTGCGTAAGGTGTTGGCTGGTATGAATACTGTGGCTTTGTCGCCGTTGGAAGATAAGTAGTTACGTAGGGTAGGAAACACTCCCTGCCCTACAATAAGTAGTTAACCGAACACAGTTCCATGGTGCACCCGACTACCAACACCACAAAAAAGTGCCTCCACGACGCTCTCAGAGCATTTACGCTGGCCACAGGCCCTAACAATGATCCAACAGGGCATCCAAAACCTGACGCGCCAGACGCACCTCAACCTCAATCTCCCTAAGCCGCACAGAAGCATCCACCACAGACACCACCCGCACCAATCGCCGAGCATGAGCAGTAGCCACCACACGGTTCAGCGCTTGCATAGCGAGGATCCTGTGCACAATGGGATTGTGCAGCGTAGTCAGGTACTGATTCGGTACCGGCGCTGTCAGACTCCTAGAGGCATATCCCAACGGCTTACCCGTGCGCCGATGGAACGTTCGGCTACCTGCGATGATGCGGTTCGAAGTCAGCACGGTAACCGTCAAAACAGTAATAGTTTTCATATTCGGCTCATCTGTCACCAGCGCGACCCGATCGCCAACGGTGACATCCACAACAAGATCATACACAAAATGTGGGGTAGACCACGCTGGCCTACCCCACAAATTGTGATCAACTACAGTTTGATCTGATCCTCAGCAGCATCATCATGCTGCTTACTAGCAAGCGCGTTCATCCTGCGACCTATGTCAGCCATATCTTCGTAGCCAACCCCAAGTTGCTTGAGAAGCCAAATAGCTTGATCGTACTGTCGCTGGATCTTCCGCACACGAGTGGCGATGGATGCGTTTCTAGTCTTGTCTCTCCTCTCCTGCTCATTCAGTTTGCTCCATTGCTCGGTCGTTATCTCTGATCTGGTGCGCGTCATGTGACCAGCATACACGCATCTACGCTTACGTACAAGCGTGATGGACGGTGGACATGAACTAGGGCCAAACCGAAGTCTGGCCCTAGAGCCGACGCTACTAACTAGATGTAACGATCTACCAACTTATTAGTGTCTCGGATGACGGCAACCGTATCGTCAAGATAAGACTTGATGTCGTTCAAACGATCGGCGAGAGCTTCAATCTCAAGATCTTTCCCAGTAGCGGTAGTATACGAGCCTAGCAGTGAAGTGAGTGCATCATTGTAGAAAATATTGGCCAAACGCCTCACCACCCGTGGATCATCAACCGTGGTAAGCGAAAGAGTGCTGAGCGCAGATTTTCCAATTCGGCTGCCATCTTCTCGACTGTACTTGTCGATCAGTCCAGCGTAGTTAGCAGATTTGATGTGTACTGCCTTTTTGGTTACGTGCTTGATCCTGACCAGACGTACCAAATTGGTGGAGGTGATGGTAGCTACAATGTCGCCAACCTTCACATTTTTGAACATGCTCTGCTCCTTGTCTCGACTGTCATCCAAGCATACACGCAACCACGCTCACATGCAAGCGTGTAGGAGCTCTCTGACCACACAACAGAGAATGCCTGGCAGGCGAACCCGCCAGGCACCTAAACCAGCAACATCAGTTGTTGATACCAAACTCGATCAGCCGCTCATCATCCTCAATCAAGTCGATAGCCTTGTCGAGTTGTGCCCGCATTTCCTTCAACGATCGAAGGATCCCATCTCTACCCGCAAAACTAGAATCATGACACGTCAACCCGTGTGCCACTCGATCAGCAATCTTACGAGCGAAGAAGTCGAATACTATGTAGTTGTAGAGAGGAACAAGATATTTCTCACTCGATCTTCTGTTGTGCCCAATAGCTACTCCGCTACTACGGCTGAATCTGTTCTCACTTCCCACATGAATCTGAGTAGGCGTTGTCTTGGAAACAGTGCCAATGAAAACGGTTTTGGTGAGCGTGTAGGCTGTTACGACTGCGATGTTGTCGCCTACGTTTAGGTTCTCGAACATGTGCTGCTCTTCTCGGCTATCACCCAAGCATAGCACGTATCCATGCCTGCGTGCAAGCGTGTCATGGGATGGGTACAAAGCAATGGCCAGACCGAAGCCTGGCCCTATCAACTACCGATTCCGAAGAAACGATCTCATCTGCTTTTCGATCTTCGAACGGTTCATGTTTGTTTCTGGAGGACCAACTACCGGACCGAGACTTGGACAGTAGGTTGGTGACCAGCTCTCATACCCATAGACCTCGTATCGCCCGCTCGTGTGCGGATAGGTCCTGAGCACTACCCAGGCTCCCCGCTCGTTGGTGATCTTTACGTTGAGCTCGATTTCGATCTGCTTCCTTGGCATGCCCAAAGCATACACGCATCTACGCTTACGTGCAAGCGTGACGTTTCTCCTGGTCACACAACAGAAAACGCCTGGTAGGCGAACCTACCAGGCACTCTCACAACCACCAACTACGTCTCGTCTTCTTCCCCATAAAGCGCTTCGGAGTAGTCCCACTCAGCAAGCTCAAGCCTTCCAGAGAGGATCACTCCGGCCGCAGTAAACGCTACGAACATGAGCGCCGAGCTAACCAGTACTTCCCAACCATGAAAGTAGCTGAGGATAAGCCCACTAACTATGATCATGTTGGAGAAAACCCGATTGGCCTTACACGCCACACGAAGGAATTCTTTCCTTCTCCTCAACTCATCAATACTGCTCACGGTAGTTCCTCCGCACATTAATGATCGCCTGATTGATGATCGTCAGATCTTCCTGGGCACGATCCGCGATACGACCATGAAAAATCTCAACAAACCTAAGCACCAGGCCAATCGCCACGAGCCCTGTGGCAGTAACCCACATGCTACCAGCCGCAACCACGAAACCGGCTAGCACATTGGTGATCGATGCGATACCACAGAAGTCTTTGACCGATCGATGCTTGTTGAACCTCATGACTATCTGGTTTTTATCCTCATTCAGATGCTTCAGCTGTGTTTGAATGGCTGCTAGTTCCTCGTCTACCTCGCTCATCTCACTGCTCCTGACTTGGCTTCGCTGATTATCTGATCGATCAAGGAAACGTTCTGCTTCGTCCGCTTAGCGAGATGACCATGGATAATGATCGAGGCAACGAACGACAACGTGCATCCTAGTAGGATGCCAGTCTCAAATAGGTTACCGAAATATGCGACTGCGATCGTGATTGGTGTGTAGAGCACTGTGGCGGTAATGGCAATGTTCCGGTATCTCAGATTCTTATTGATCTTGTTGAGTGCGCTGATCTTGTCGTCTTCCAACATCCTTATCTTCTTTTGGGTCTCCCCCTCCGACCATCCTTTCCTGATCTGATCACTCATAGCTCGAATCAGTGACTGATACTCAAACGGAGTCATGATATTTCTTCCCATCTTCGCAGCATGAACCATCTGCTTCGTGGATACCATCAGCACACAGTGCCTCAGACATTTCGTTATCGTTCCTCTGCGCTCGTTCACTGATGCGCTTCTTGCGTTCCTCGGCAATTGCTTTGCGTGCCCGCTCGTCTACCTCGGCTGCTGCCGCATGTGCGATGACCTCTTCGAGATCACATGGAAGTAGGGCAACGATTCCGAACGGTTTCAGTGTTTCCAGTGCTTGGTCTATTTTTCCCTTGTAGATCTTTGCCAGTCTTCCGATGCTCGCACTACGGGTGCGGGCATGCCTTGCTTCGGCCCCCTGCCCGTGCCAGAGGTTCAGTGCTCCTTGCTTGGTGGTCATGTCCTTATGGTATCACGTTTAGCGTTGATCGTAATATCCACCATGGCATGGTAGGATGGTCACACGTAAGGTTGTATGATGCCCCTAAAGTGTTAAGATCCATACAAGAGGAAAGCCCCGGCGGTAACCGGGGCTCAGGCACAACAGATAGGTAGGTTCATCATATGGTACGGAAGCCAGAACCGCAAAGTGGATCGTCCACAAACGAGAGCATTGAGGCCCTATGTCCCAAGGGGTTTTTTATGACCTTTGGATGGGCGTACTCTAAAGGCCTAAGTTTTGCCGACATGGGCGTATACAGTCTATTGGGCAATTTTGGTACCTATGACGCTGCCACCAATAGTTTCCAAAGATGCAGACCAGCCCGAGCGACGATGGCACGCATCGGCGGATGCTCCGTAGAAACCCTCAAGCGATCCTTGGCACATCTTGTCAAGGCCGGGCTGATCGAACGGCATGAGAGGTACTCAGGAGACGGAACCCAGCTTCCCAGTGAGTACACGATCCGATGCGGAGACTTCAGAGCACCATCCATGCCTAGTATGCCCCAATTTGTAGAGGGGGTCACCAGTGACCCTCTGACAAAAGGTACAAACTACAATCCAAGTAAGCACCAAAACGCTTCTACCAGCACAGTGTCTGATATAAACCAGTTTGTAGAGGGGGTCACCAGTGACCCCCTCACCGGGTCACCAGTGACCCAGGACCCATATTC